ATCTTCTCGTCTTCGGAGAGCATGCCATCAGCTCGCGCGTCGGCCCAGAGCGTTCGCAACGCATCGCGCGCCTGCTGCTCTTGCTGCTCCGCGACCCCCAACATCTGCTGAAGCACGTTCTGCGCCCGGGCAGGATCCTGCTCGATGAGTCCGCGGATCGCGCGATTCTCTTCCCGGTCGGCACGGCCCCGCGTGATGCCGCGCAGAAGCCCCGTGATATCTGCACCGGCGCGGTCCACCTCGCGCTGCGCGCGCTCCACGCTGCGCCCCGTGGCCCGGGAGACCATGTCGTCGATGACCCGATCTACGCCAGCCAGCTCCGTGCGAAGACCTGCCAGGCGATCCTTGTCCGCAGCGGCGCCCTTGGCTTCCTCACCAGCGATCACGGCCTGGAGCAGGCCGCGGTATTCTTCGCCCAGCTTGCGGATATCGGCGGTCTCGTTCTCGAGATCCGTGCGCCGTTGCCGCGCGAGGCGTTCACGCACGCCGCCAAGACGCGTCTCGGCCTGCTCGGCTGCCTGAAGCGCGGCGACACGTCCGGCCCGGCCGCCCTTCTCGGGGGCTTGATCTGGACCCTCCTTGCCAACGACGGCGCCGGCCTGGCCGGACTTGAGCGCCGCCAGGCGTTTCCGGAGTTCGGCTGCGTGCTGACTGAGAGTCTCCATCCGCTGCCCGATCTCACGAATGGCCTGAGCAGGGCGATTCAGCCGACCAGTCAACGCCATCCAGAAACCGTGCCACGCGCCGGCTTTCGACTTTGCCTCGCGCGCAAGCTCGTTGATGTTGCTTGCGACCTCGTCCAACTCGGCCTGAATCTGCTGCGCCGCGACGTCGCGCATGGCTTTGTTCAGTCGTTCCTGAGCACCCGTCATGCCCTCAAGCGCACTGGTAGCGCGATTGACCGTCACGCCAAAATCGCCATATCGGGAACGCAGTTCGTCCACGAGCTTGGAGGCCTCTGCCTGCTCTGCGTTTGTGAGCTGCGTCTTCTCGGCGAGCTGCTGCAGCCGCTCCATGCGCAGGCGGTCTGCGCGTCGGAGCTGGTCGCCCTTCTCGCGCGCCTGCTGCATCTCGGTGCTGAGATTGGCGGTGTACCGCGTAGCCCACTCCATCGCGTAGGCCAGGCCCATCACTGCAGCCGCGATGGCGGTGAACACGATGATGATGGGCAGGGCCATGAACGCTGCCCACGCTGCCCGCAGGCCGTGCGTGGCGTACGCCATGACAAACGTCTTCACCGCGGCCCATCTGCTGGCCCGGCCGAGAGAGTACATGACGCGCGCGAACGTGATCGCAGAACCGGTCACGCCGCCGATCCCACTTCCAAGCGCCACGATGCCGACGATCAGACGGTTGACGATCATCATAGCCGACAGGCCGGCGGCGGCGATCTTGGCGGCGGCCGCAAGCGCCAGCAGGCCCGCTCCAAGCGCCGCGATCTTCCCGATCAGCAGAGCGATGGAGACCACGGCGTCCTGATGCGTCTTGATCCACGCCGTCACGCGGCCGGCCGTCCGGGTCAGGGCCTGCATGTAGCGCGCGAGCGTCCCCGAGATGGCCTCGCCCAGGGCGATCTGGACGCCTTCGGCCGCGGACGCGAGTCGGCGCCATGCGCCGCCCAAGTTGTCGTCCATGATCTTGGCCGTGCGCGCCGCGGTGCCCGCAACGCCTTCGAGCACCTGACGCATGCTCTTGAAGTTGGCGCCCGATGCGAGCTTGAGCGCGGCTGCCTGGCCTCGGCCGAAGAGGGACTCGAAGATGCTCAGGCGCTGGGCCGACCCCATGTCTCGCGTCGCTTGGCCCACGTCGGCCAGGATGTCTGCGACCTTACGCAGGTTGCCGTGAGCGTCGGCGGCCTTGACACCAATGCCGGCCAGAGTCTTCTGCGCGGCGTCGGTGGCGAGATTCTTGTAGGCGCGGGCCAGGGCCGTGCCGGCCATGGAGCCCTTGATGCCGTTGTTGGCGAGCACTCCCAGGGCGGCAGCCGTGTCCTCGATGGTCTCACCCGCCTCCATGGCCAGGGGCGCCACGTACTTCATGGACTCGCCGAGATCAGAAAGCGTCTGGGCCGAGTTGTTGGCCGTGCCCGTGAGCACGTCGGCGATGCGCGTCGTGTCCGACGCTTCGAGTCCGAAGCCCCGCATGGCCGCGGCCGCGATCCCGGCCGCCTCCCCGAGTTCCGTGCGGGTCGCCCGGGCAAGGTTCAGGACGGAGGGGATTGCGGCCTCGATCTGGTCCGGCTTGTACCCGGCGCGGCCCAGCTCGGTCATGCCCTCGGCGACCTGGCGGGCGGTGAACGACGTCGTGCGGCCGAGCTCCTTGGCCTGCTCGTTGAGTCTGGCGAAGTCATCGGCTGCCGCACCCGTGACGGCCTGGACCTCGGACATCTGGTCCGAGAATCCCATGAACGTCCGAGACGAGATGGCCAACGCGCCCAGGGGGACGGCGGTCGCACGCAGCATGGCCCCGCCGATGTCTGAGACCGCAGCCGCGAAGGCGCGCAGCCGCCGCCTGGCGCCTGCCAAGCCGCGGCCGAGCTTGCGGTCGTCCGCCGTGACCTCGACGTACGCCGCGCCAGCTCTCACATCAGCAGCGGATGGCATGCGTCGCTCACCTCCTCCGGTCCACCAACACCGTCTTCAGCATCCGGAAGTTGTCCCGCGTGATTGGGATCCCCTGCGGCCGTCGCTCGGCGAACGGGTGGAAGTCCTGCGGTCTGAAGGCGCGCGTCTTCTTCGGGTCCCGGTTCACGTTGGCGATGAGGCACAACACGGCGCTGGTGTGATTCCACTGCGTCTTGAGGCGGGCCTCAGCCATGCGGACGAGCTCGGCCAGGGTGAACGGATCCGGCCTCAGCCCGAGGATGCCGGCGCAGGAGTAGACGAGGTCCCAGGCGCGAACGCCTCGTCCAGCATCTTCTCGACCTCCTGGTCCAGCGCCGGATCGTCCAGTCGCTTCAGCGCTCGCTCCGTCGCCAGGTCCGCGTACCGGTTCGCCTTCTTGACCGCCTTCGCGAACACCGCCCGCTTCCTGGCCGGGAAAAAATCCGCGAGGTCCTCCAACAGGGCGGCCGTCGCCTGGTCAAGCACGTCGCCGATCAGACCGCGACCGAACTCCTCGTCGCTGACTCCGTCCTTCTCCGCCTGCTCCCGACAGATGGCATAGAGCACGTTGCAGAGCAGGACCGGGTCCGCGTCGAGACGACCGACCAGCTTGCCGCTGTCGGCGATGGCGTCCATGAGGTCCACGTCGCAGAGGTCACGCACGCGCTTGAGGGCGCCGACGTCGACGGTCACGACCCACGTTCTGTCCTGAGCGTCGGTGAAGGTCTTCACCTGGCTCCCTCCTCGATCTGCGGAGGCGCCCCGGACGACCAGACAGCCGCCCGGGGCGCGTACCTGACGGCCTACGACGCGACGGTGCCCCACTCGGGCGTGTTGCTCGAGTAGGCGACCTTGAGCGTGACGTTCGCCACAACGCCGCCCTCGAGCGGCTCAGCGCGGTTGAACTGGGTCACCACGAAGTCAGCGTGGAGATACTCCGTGCCTACGGTCTCGATGTCACCGTCGGCGATGGCCAGCTCGATGATGGTGTTGTTCAGGAACGCGTCGAGCATGGCAGAGAACGGCGTGTTGCTCGGGTCCCACACCAGCTCGGCCTCGAGCCCCGCGTCCAGCAGGGCTGCCAGGAACTGCTTGAACCCACCCCCCGCGCGATTGCTGACATCCGCCTCCGCGCGCTGCATGTTGAGGGTAAGGTCGCGCGACAGCGCGATCTCAGACCAACTCGGAGACACCCAGGTCCCCGTGTTGTAGTACGCCTTGCAGTCTGCTCCGATCTTCGCCATAGCATCGTCCTCCTACGCGGTTTTGCGGACGGATTTCCGCCAGAACTCGGGAAGGCGCGACCTGGCCACGGCCAGGGCCGGTCCCATGAACGACCGACGCGGGTAACGCCGGCGCGGCTTGCCGCCGACCATGCCGGGCGGCAGTGTTGCAGCGATCTGACGCGCTCGCCGGACCTGGCGGCCAGTGCGAAGCGCAGCGACGATCAGCTTCCCGTTGCGGACCGCGACCGGCCCGTGCCCGCCCAGACGGAGCTGCCAACTCGTTCGCCGCGTGCGCGCCGGCTCGGCCGCCTCGATGCCGCCGAACTCGTGGGTATGACCGATGCGACCGACCGCGCTGGCCGTAGGGCCGATGACGACGCGGTCCTGGCCGATGGCGTACAGGACCGCGTGCTTCAGCGCGCCGCTGTGCGTGTAGGGCGGCGTACCCGGGGGCGAACTGAGCGCTCGATTCTTACGTCGCCGGATGGACCGTCGGGCGATGGCCCGGATGTACGCGCCCTGGCGTGCCAGGACAGGGCGCATCGCGTTCCGTACAGGACGGATCACGAAGCGCGGGTTCAGGAAGTGCCGGACGACCTGGGCGTTGATCATGTCCGCTGCTCCTCGTAGTCGAGACGGATCACGGACGTGAACTGGCGCATCTCCCGCAGGTGCTCGGGCGAGTAGAGCGGCTCGACCGTTGTCCCGCGCCAGCGGGCCTCTGAGCTCTCGCCGAGGTGAAGCCGCGTCATGTGGTCCACGATCTCCTGCACCAGGGCGATCAGGGCGTCCACCGTGTCGTTGTCGACGTTGGCCAGGCGCTGCTGGACGGCGACGTCCACGCCCATCTCGTAGCTGTTGTCCCGTCGCGAGCCGAGGGACACCTCGACGGCCCGCGGGACCACGGTCACGTGCAGCGTGCCCATGTCCTGGAGCTTGAACAGGGGCAGGGCCACGCGCGCCGCGGTGAACTCGATGGAGAACTCCGCGGCGTTGAGCGCGTCCTTGACCGCTTCAGCCAGCTCAGTTGCCGTCATGCCACGCTCCCGACGTGCTTGGTGTGGATGCGGAAGACCCGGCGGAATAGATCGGCGTACCGGAACACCGGCTCATCCCCCGGGGCCATGACCTCGAAGATCTGGACCGTGCCGTTGAGCGTGTCCTTGACCTGGTCCCCCGCGGCCGGCTCGCTGAAGTCGGCCAGGTCGCTCACCTCGATGAGGTAGTCTCGGGTCTCGACCTCCTCGAACAGCCCGTACTCGCGCGGCACCTGGAACACCGTGCGCCCGACAACCGACGTGACCTGAGCGGTCATATCGCCACGCACATAGGTGACCGTTCGGCCGCGATGCGTGCGGTTCATGCTCGTGAGCCAGGACGACGCAGTGTCGAGGATGTCGGTCATCAGCCCAGGGCCTCCCGAAGCCGCGCGGCCAAGACGCCGCCCCCGCGGAACTCGTCCTGATTCCATTGCCGACACGCAAGCCACTCGAGGTAGTTCCGCACGCGCTCCTCGTCCGGCCGCCAGCCGTCGAGCATCTGCTGGAAGCGCTGCCGGAAGTCCGCCACGGTCGTCTGCAACGCAACGCCGGCCTGCGCGTAGATCGCCGGCCCGAAGCAGAGCACGGGGCAGCCCCAGGCCAGACACTCGTTGCCGGTGTTCGAGTTCACCATCACGGCGAACCGTGCGCCGTCAACGGCATGTTCCAGCGAGGGCACCTCACAGCGCGGTAGGTACCGCACGCGTTTCATGCGCACGCGGGGATGATGCCGGAACACGGCCCGGACGCCGTTCGTGAGCGATCGCGCTACGATCTTCTCGAGCGGCGTCGAGAGCTTGATCTCGGAGTCGTCCATCTGCGAGTCGCCGGGCACCTGGCCGATCACCAGCACGTAGCCCCGGAGCCGCGCCCGGAACGAACGCAACGGGTAGGGCCAGACGGCATCGAGCCGACTGGCGCCGTCTTCCGGTGCCGGCCGGTCGCAGTGTTCGACCCATGACGCCCAGTGCAGGATGCCCTGGTGATCGACCTGCGTATACGCACGGCGATCGAAGAATCCGTGCTCCACGTGCAGAATCGGGAGGTTGTGCCTGCGCGCTTCGTTCGTCCAATCCAGGAAATGTCCCTTGCGTCCGTTCCACTGCACCATCAGATCCGCGCGACTGAGGTCGGGGTCCTCGTTGTGTTTCGGAATGTCCACCTGACAGCCGAGAGCTGTCAGGCCTTCAGCGATGGCACGGAACGGCTGGGTGTCGTCCTCCCACTGGACCTGAATCATCGGGAACGTCACGCGCAACCCAGAGAACTCCGCGTCGCCAGACGGCGGTGGAAGCGTGGCGAACCGATCCCGCGCCTTGACAACGGTTGTCGGGATCTTATTGACGCCGCCGGCCCACAGGTGCATGGCGAAGGGCAGCTGCCCCCCAGTGGGCGCGCTGCGCTGCGCGTACTTGTTGTCGAAGTTCACGCAGGCATTGTAAAGCTGCCCGGCGCGGCCGATCGCGGCAGGGTAGAACCAGGGCCAGTCGCCCACAACGAACCGCTTGGGATGCTTCTCAACCAGCTCGGTCATCATGCCGGGGCCGTAGCGGAACTGCGCATTCGGCGGGATGTGAGCCTGCACGTATTCCTTGATAAATGGCCAGACACCGCACTCTGGCCCGGCCGCCAGGACGGCGTTACTATGAACCAACGTCGGATTCTTGTTCCCGTGCTGCTGCGTCACGAACAGCGCGGCCCCGTCCAGCGCATACGCGCGCACGATGTCGTCGAGCGGTCGGAACGGCCAGAAATCCACGTCGAAATACCAGCCGCCTTCAGTCTCGAGAACGGAATAGCGGATCAGATCGGCCTTGGTGCACGGTTCGGTCGAGGCGTCGTACGCCTCGCGGTACTCCGACAGAAGGACCTGCTCGCCGTGGACACGAATCTCGTGCCCGGGGTTCAGGCGCCGGAACTCCTCGATGTTGCGCTCGGCCCACTCCGGCATGGGGCCGCCGATCCAGACGAAATGCAACAGCTTCGGGATCACGC